CTTCCATGCCTTCTAAAAGCTTCTCCATTTGGACAGAAACCAAAGCTTCTTCAGGAAGAGCAGCAACTGCTGCGGTAACATCAGGATCTGCTAATAGATCAAGTTGTGCTTCTACATCTGCTGGTGTCTCTGCGTAAGCTTTAGTAATTTCTGGAGGAATATCTCCAATGACATCCATCATATCTGCGGAACCAGCAGACCTATCGAAACTTGTAACAGCTTGCATGGATGCTGCTGCCATTGTAGGAATACCGCCTATTTGTGCCGCAGTTCCTTGTGGAGGAGAACCCATTATTCCTTCACGTTGATCAGCATCCTCACTTGGAACATCTTCTAACTTATTTTTTATTCGCTCTGCTGCTTCACCAGTTTGTGCTACTCTTGTTGCTGCCTTGTTGTAAGCTGGTAAATCATCCAGATTAACACCAGTTCCTGTTACTTCTTCTTTAATTTTTTTAGCTTCTTCTTCTCCAATTTGTTGTGCATCTCGTGTTTCTACATCAACAGCAACATCTACTACAGCTTCTTCTGGAACAGCTTTCCTGTCTCCGTCTGGACCATAGACCCACTTCATTCCTTCTGGAGGCATATCAGCAGGATATACGACACCTGGTGGTCGAGTCTCACTATATCCTTCTGGTATTATTTCAACTTTTGGAGCAAGTCTTCTATTTAATCTTTCTATATATTTTTTTTCTTCTGGTCTAAGCTCTCTTCCCGCTAAAGATGCTTTTTCTTCTATTTTATCTCTTTCTGCTGCAATAGCCCTTTCAGTTAGTTTCCGTATTTCTACTGCTCTTGCTTCCCTTGAAACTTCACTTGATGCAGGTGAAATCTTATTCAAGGCTGCTGCTAATGCGGCAGAATATTTATCAGCAGTAACATCTGGTTTAAGAATATTCTTTCCATTTTCATCTAAAAGCGGTTCACCATTTTCATCAAGTTTCCAAAGAACAGCCTTTTTAGCTGTTCCTGTTGCTGCTGTCATATCTTCTGGAGAAACTGCAGTAGGTGCCGGTATATCTACATAAACATCTAATGATTCAATATCTTCATCTGGTGTAATTCCAGTTAGGGGTTTTTCTTTCCCTATAAACTCAGTTGCTTCTTGCTTAATTAAATTATGAAAATTATCCCAAGTATAGGTAACACCATCTATTTCAACAGAATCTGCTGGTTGACCTTCTACTGTAGAGGCTTCCCATAAAGCTTCAAATATATTTTGTCCTGTTAAACCTTTTTCATTTTTAAGAAGTGTTCCTTGTAGTCCACCTTCTTGCCAACTTTTATTTACTTCTTTCTCTGTATAAGGACCTTTTGTTAAAGTAGCAACATCCCCTTTTGGAAACTCTGTCTTTCCTCCTAAAGTTCCTATGTCACCAGCTTTGAAACGACTTATTGGATCAGCTTCTACAACTTCTTTTACTTCTTTTTTTTCTTCCCAAGTACTCATTGCCTTTTGCCAAGCGGCATGATCTTTATCAAATAGTTTTTGATTAAATATAAGTTCGCTATACTCACCAAGCCTCCAATATATTCCTGGATTTGTATGTGTTCCTCCTTTACCATCAGGATCCATTTCGTCAGGTTCAATTGGTTTTGGCCCAATATCAGGCATGTCAATCTCAGTCGTAGTATCCGTAGTCTCAGTCGTAGTATCCGTCCCAGTCGTAGTATCCGTCCCAGTCGTAGTATCCGTCCCAGTCGTATCTGTCCCAGTCGTAGTATCTGTCCCAG